TTCAAATGTCGTCGAAATGATCGCGTTACGTTACAACGCCATCCCAAAAGACTCGATGCTAACGCAATCGGCTCGAAATGTGATTTATAACATTGAGGTTTTAATCGACATTGAGTTTGCGCAAGCTGCCAAAGAAATGGCAGCGGTTATTGAGCGTTTATCCTCAAGTTCGTTTTTATTATCGGCTGCGGCTGAGGCAGAAGCTTTGGGGCAAGCGTTAGACACAAAGACCCGCGTAAGTGTTCCCCGTGGATCGGCTGAGGCTCTTTCAGGTGAGACGTTTTTAGGGAATGATTTAATTGAGCAAATCTTTTTTATTTTATCGAATATTAAGCGAAAGGTTTTACAGTCGATTGAGCAGGCTCGAATTTTAGAAGAGCCGTTACAAGACGCACTCACGCGGGTTTACAAAGCATTGCCTCAAACAAGACGGGTTAAGACCGCGCCGAAAGAACTTAAGCGCGTAGTGAAAGAGGCAGAGAGTGAACCCGCCGAAGCGTTAAGTCTAACGTTCATTGATGACGCGGAGTGGGAGCGAATCGTTAAAGATTACACCCAAAAATACATTCCAAAATGGCGTGGCCCAGAGACCGTTTTTGATGTTACGTCAGAAGGTGTCAGTGAGGAATGGTATGGTTGGCAAGTTGAACAACTCGCAACCCAAGAGTTTGTGGATAAAGTCAGGGGCGGTCAAGTACTTGCTGCAAAGCAAAACGGGATAAATGATTTTCAGTGGATTGCCATTTTAGACGATCGAACCGACGAGTGTTGTGCATGGCGCGACGGGTTGACGACCGCGGAAATTGAGCAAGAATTAAAAGGGAAGCATAGAGACGATGAGTGTAAAGCGATTATACCGCCAGCGCACTTTAATTGCCGTTGTACTTTGGCACCAATGTTGACAGATATGCCGGATAAACCCGCAAGCAACGCACAGGAGTTCGACGAATGGCTGATCAGTTAAAACCCGCAAGCTTTACTAAAAAGGCTGAAAACCTTTTAGAGTCTGACATACACCCGGTGCCATTGTCTGAGCGTCCCACTTTTAACTCAATGGATGAATTCGTTTCGTACTTAAAAAACGACAAGACTTCAGACATTGATGCGCGAGTCATGGCGATTAACCTTGAAACGGGTGAGCTCGGGTATCGTCAACTTAATAAAAAAGAGTTTTTAGAAGCGGTAAAGAAAGCACCTAAGGCTTTATCTGAAATGAATTTGAGAGAAGCCGACGCGTTTGCAACCGACGGGGATTTATCGCCGAGTTATGGCGTGGTGGGTGATGACTTCGTGCCGCTGGTCGGTGGTCCGTTTTATAAGCAATTATATCAAACGGATTATATCCGACAGGCAAACGCGTCCTATTGGGCGTGGAACCATGACCCGATAGCGCATCAGGCGTTAAATATTATTCGAGACTTTACATTGGGTCGCGGGTATCGAATTGACTCAGACAATGAAGCGGCATTAAGCGTTTGGCGTGCATATGAGAAAGCAAACGACGTTCAGGGCTTAATGCATAAAATCGCACTTGAAATTTCGCTTTACGGCGAGACGATGATCTGGAAGCTTTCCGATAATAACGCAAAGATTGTTCAAGCCCCATACCCGGGTCAAAAGATACCTAAAGCGTTCATTCCAAGAATTCGCGTCATTGATCCAACGGTAATGTGGGACATCGTAACGCAGCCTGAGGATATTTCGTCGGTGCTTTACTATGTATGGGTCGCACCAACCCAGTATCAAGTTTACAGCGGCCTTGATTCTAAAAACCAAGTACCTGGCTCGAAGTTTATTTTTCAACAAATACCGGCCGATCAAATTTTGCATTACAAAGTAAACGTCGTTTCAAATGAAAAACGGGGTCGCTCTGATTTGTTTCCTGCGCTTGGGTTTTTAAAGCGTTTACGTGACTCAGTGAATTACTCAATTATCGCGTTACAAAAACAGGCGAGTTATTGCATTGATACGACGATTCGAGGCTCCCAAGCGGATATCGATAATTATATCAGCGAGCAACAATCCATTGGAACGATCGCCCCAGCGGGGTCAGAGTTCGTTCACACCGACGCGATAGAGCGTAAATACATGGGCGTTGAGGGAGCAAAAGCGGGTGCATCCCCTGCGTTTGAATGGGCCCTATCCATGGTTGCCTCTGCTTTGGGTATTCCCATTTCGTACTTTGGCACGCATCTTTCTGGCGGCCAAACAAGAGCAAGCGCACTTGTAGCGACCGAACCCGTCGCAAAGCGTTTTGAAATGCGCCAACAAATCTATGAGCGCATCTTGCATGACCTTTGGGATCATTGCATGGAGTGGGCGGGCTTAGGGAACGTTGAGTGCGAGGTTACGTTTCCAGATATTATTACCGCCGATCGGTCTCAAAAGCTTAAAGATTTGGCGTTAGCAGAGTCACAAGGTTGGATTTCAAAAGAAACCGCGGCGCAAATTGCAGCTAAAGAGCTCAACATTACGACTTATGATTATAACAACGAGAGGGAAAAGCTAAAACAAGACTCACCTGAGTCACCGCTGATGAGTCCCTTGACTGCGCCTGCTAACGCGTTATCGTCGGCTCAAAAAACGGAGTTAAAAAAACAGTATGTCTAAAACGCCATTGCACCGCATTGCAGAAGCGAAAAGCAGTGAAGAGATTTTTGATAACCCAGAAGCTTTTGGGCTTCCCACTTTTGAGCAGTTTTCAAAGAACCCAGAAAAATGGGTAGGCCGTGAGGATGATAGACTCATGGAAGTAGATCGCGGTTCAACGATGCTCAATAAGCACGTGCAAAAGCACATTTACGAAATTGAAGGGTTTCGGTGCAAAACGATTGAGGAAGTTGAGCGGGTCGCTTTAAGTCAGGGCATTCCTTTGAGAGAGTTAGATTACCGCCCCCAAGTTGTTCCAAGTTCGGCGGGAAAGTGTGACTTACTTGTTCGGTTCGTTTCGAAAAAGAAGCGCGACGAAAGGAAAGATTGGTAAATGAAAACCAAAGAGCCAGCGGCTTGGGTCGCTGACGAGGATATTTGGGATAAAGCCAAAAAGGCAGCCAGAAAAGCTGACCCCGAGGATAAGTGGGCGTTAACGACTTATCTTTACAAGCGCATGGGCGGGGAAGTGAAGCCAAAGAAAGAAGCTGACAAAACGGGCGTTAAAACTACGCATTGGTTTTGGGGTGTGGAAGCGTTTGCAAAAACTTCGGTTAAAAAGCCAATGGCAACCACTTCCGAACCAATCAGCCCGGGGGTAAAGTCGGCTGATGAGCAAGCACGTGATTTGCTTTTAAAAAACCCTGACATCACAGGTGCTACTCTTTTAAACGCAATGAAAGCTGAGGGAATTGAACTTGTGGATAAAAAAGCACAAGTGCAAGCCGACTCAGTAACAACACAACCCGCAGTTTTGAGACAGAAAGAATCATGCCAAATGCAATTTGGCATTCAATTCTTAGAGGCGGGAACAAATCATGTTGCGGGTGTTGGTCCAACCCGTTTTAAAGTCGCACTTATTCAGGAGGGTTTAGGTAATTTAAGAGACGCTTTTTATTATACGCGTGAAGCTTTAGAAACGGGTGTTGTCGAGTTCGAGGGTAAAAAGTGTTATGCCGATCACCCGAGCCGAAGTGAGGAACAAGACAGACCGGAACGCTCGGTCAGAGACATTATTGGATATTTTGAAAAGTGTCATATTGAAGAGAATGACGACGGTTCGGCGCGGTTATGTGCTGAATTAGTAATGCCGCTTGACCCGCCTTTCGAGTGGGCGCGTTCGCTTGTGCGCAATGCAATTAGTTATAATAAACAGTATCCAGAGCAAAACTTGGTTGGCTTAAGCATTAACGCGTCAGGTGATGCGCGAGTCATGCCGATTGAAGAGTTTTTAAAAGAGTCGTTACCACAAAGCGTTATTCCAAAGGTTTTAAAAGCAAGGGATGAGGCAGGGGTGACACAAGTTCGAGTGGTGTCGGCTATCACTGACGCCATTTCGTGCGACCTTGTTACTGAGCCAGGTGCAAAGGGCAAGGTTATCGAATTGGTTG